GTTTCGCATTGCTTCCGACAAAAAAGCGGCTAAACCAGCCATATGACTTGCGTGTGCAGCTTATAGAAGCAGACAGGGTTTCAAGCCCGAACAACTTCGATACGTTTGACAATCAAATTGTAGGTGGAGTTGAAGTGGACGCAGACGGGGAAGTGGTAGCATACCACTTTTCAAAACACCACCCGCTTTCATATGCAAATGAGCGCATGGAGTGGCAGAGGGTGGAAGCATACGGGAAACGGACCGGACGCAGGAATGTATTACATTTAAGTAATATGGAGCGCATAGACCAGCGCAGGGGCGTTCCGTTCCTTGCTCCGGTCATAGAAGCGTTGAAGCAGTTAGGGAGGTACACAGACGCTGAACTTGTGGCGGCGGTTGTGTCTGGAATGTTTACAGTCTTCATTGAGAAGACGGAAGACAAAGACGGGGAGCCGATAGGGTCTGGGATTCCAGAAGATGAACTGATTGACGCAGAAGACGAAACAACGCTGGAGCTTGCGCCGGGTGCGGTTCTTGATTTGGGAGAGGGGGAAAAAGCGCACGACATAAACCCCGGAAGACCAAACGCAAATTTTAGCGGTTTTGTGGAAGCTATCTGCCAGCAGATAGGGGCAGCGTTAGAAATACCGTATGAACTGCTGATGAAACATTTTACTGCAAGCTATTCAGCAAGCCGGGGCGCACTGGAAGAAGCGTGGAAAATGTTCAAAATGTATCGGACATGGCTTGCAAATGATTTTTGCCAGCCAATCTATGAGGAATGGCTTGCAGAAGCAGTGGCGAAAGGCAGGATAAAAGCACCCGGCTTTTTCGCTGACCCGTTGCGGCACAAGGCATACTGCAAGGCGGCATGGAACGGACCAGCAAGGGGACTTTTGAACCCGGTACAGGAAGTAAATGCAGCAGTATTGAAAGTCGAGAACGGCTTTTCTACACGAAGCACGGAAACAATGGAAATGGCGGGCGGGGACTTTTACAGCAACTGCGAACAACTGAAAAATGAAGAAAAAGCATTGAAAGAGGTGAAAAAAATTGCAGACAGCACAGAAAAAGAGAAGAAACAGCAGGAAGCAGTACCAGTGCAGCCAGTACAGCCCGGAAAGCAGGAGCAGCAAGAACAGGACGTGCCAGAACAGCATGGGGCAGGAAAGCAGCAGGAAGACGGGGAACAAACCGCAGGGGGAGCAGAAAAATAAATTTTGGGACTTCATACCTGCAACGGCAACAAAACCCCCGGAACTGCTTTTATACGGGGCAATTAGCAGCAATCAAAGCTGGTGGGAAGACCGTGTGACACCGGGACAGTTTAACAAAGAGCTTGCAGCACTGGGGGAAGATGTGCCGGAAATCATTGTAAGGATAAACAGCCCCGGCGGTGATGTATTTGCCGCAAATGCAATCTATACAAGATTGAAAGACCACCCGGCAAATATAACGGTGAAAATAGACGGCTGGGCGGCCTCCGCAGCCACGATAATTGCAATGGCGGGCGATACAATCAAGATTGCAAAAAACGGCGTTTTCATGATTCATGACCCGGCAATGACGGTGTGGGACACATTCAAAGAAGAAGACTTCACGAAGCTGGCGCAGGAATTAAAAGTGATAAAGCAATCCATTGTGAACACTTACGCCATGAAGACCGGGAGGACAGAGCAGGAAATATCCGATTTTATGTCGGAAGAAAGTTGGTGGACTGGTGACGCTGCCGTGGAAAATGGCTTTTGTGATGAATTGATGTTTGAGGAAAGCAAAACGGTAGTGGAGAACGCAAACAGGATTGTTGTAAATTCTGTACCGTTTGACATTACAAATTTTTCCACGATACCAAAAGCAATCCTGAACAGCATTGCAGACAAAGGCAGCTTTTCAACAGACGGCGCAAAGCCAGAAAACAAACCCGAAAAGGAGGAAAAGGGAATGGAACCAAAAGACATTAAAACGGTTGACGAACTGAAAGCGGCATACCCGGACTTGACGGCGGCAATCGAAAACAGTGCCACGGAAAAGGAAAGGAACCGCATAAAAGAACTGCAGGCGGCAGCAGTGGGAGGTTTTGAGGACATTGTAAATGAAGCAATGTTTGACAAGCCCGTATCTGCCGGGGAAATGGCACTGAAAATCCTTATGAAGCAGAAAGAGCAGGGCGGGCAGTACATGACAGACCGTGCGGCAGATGTAGCGGACAGCAATGTAAACGGCGTTGGCGCAGGGGCAGGAGAAAAGGGCGGCGAAGCGGCAGACCCGTTCAATGCAGCCATTGACAGGCTTTTCCCTGACGCAAAATAAGACAAGGAGGGAATGAAAAATGTACGAAATTGAAACACGGAAGCATGAACCGAAAAATTTCTTTGCAGGGGACTTCCCGACACTGCCGGAAACAGGGATTGCGGGGGAAGCACTGGAAGAATATATGCCGGTTACAAAAAATTCAGATGGAAAAATAGTGGCGGTTGCGCCAGCTTCCGGCACAGAATCAAGCCCGGTTCCGTCTACGGTGGGAAATGTAATAGGAATCACAGCGGCAGCAGCGGCAAAAGACGAACCCGCAGTATATTACATGACAGGGGAATTTTTTGCGGAAGCACTTGCGGTTCCTGACGGCGTGGAAATCGAAGAATTAAAGGACGCTTTTAGAAAAATTTCAATCTTTTTGAGATAAGGGAGGAAAGAAAACATGGCAAACGAAGTTAGTATTTATGACCCACGGACTATGGGGCGGGTAGTGACAAAACTGCCGCCTGTACATACATTCTTCCGCAGCACATTCTTCCGCAACGAGGAAACATTTGTGACAAAGGAAGTTGACGTGGACTTTGTAAAGGGGTCAAGGAAAGTTGCACCGTATGTACACCCGGTTATCGGCGGGAAGACCGTGCCGAATGAGGGCTACGAAACAAAGACCTACAAACCGCCGCTTGTTGCGCCCGACACGATTACGACAATAGACGATTTGCTGAACCGCCAGCCGGGGGAAAGCATTGTATCAGGCAGGACACCTGCGGAACGTGCGGTGCTGAAAATGTCAAGCGACTTCCAGAAACTGCGTGACATGATTGCAAGGCGTGAAGAATTGATGTGCGCACAGTCTATCATTGGCGGCAAGATACCCATTATCGGGGAGGGCTTGAACGAAGTCATTGACTTTGGCTTTATAAACAAAGAGAAAATCACAGAAACAACAAAGAAATGGTCAAATGCAAAGTCTGACAAAATAGCAGATTTGGAGCGTTGGCACAAGCACGTACAGCAGAAAGGCTTCACAAACTGCGATATGTGCATTATGGCTGATGATGTGGCAACGGCTTTCATCAATGATGAAAAAGTACAAAAGCTGCTTGATGTAAAGAATTACAATCTTGCAGTCATTCAGCCAAGACAACTGCCGGACGGCGTGACCTATATCGGGACATACCACAAGCTGGGGCTTGATTTGTATACGTACAATGAATGGTATCTTGACGATTGGACGAACCCGGCAAAAGGTGAGGAAAAGCCAATGGTCCCGGACGGCACGTTAATCCTGATAAGCAGCAAGGCAAACTATTCCATGTATTACGGGGCAATCACGCTTGTAGACCCGATTACAGGAAAATTCCGCACGGTAGAGGGGAAATATGTGCCGGATATGTGGGCAAAAAGGAAGCCCGCAAGACGTTTCCTGCAATTACAGTCTGCGCCGCTTTCCGTGCCGCATGATGTAGACAGCTGGTTTGTTGCAGAGGTAATGTGATGGACTTAAAAACGCAGATTCTGAAAGACTTGAAAGTGTTCCACAACCCCGGAGAATTTGCGACCATGACAAATATATGGTATGACAGCGGCAGCTACACAGTGCCGATAGTGATTGACCATGAAACGGCAAAAGACAGGAAAATGCTTGTGAATGACCATGCAGAGGGGATAAACCTTGCGGAAGCACTGGTGTACATTTCTTTTGATGATTTGGGGTTCATGCCGAAAAAGGGTCACACTATCGAAATTGAGGAAGCGGGCGTGGTCAATGAATATGAAATCACGAAAGCAGACTATGAAGACGGGGAAATTGTGCTGGAAGTGGGGGCGTTTACTGAATGATTGAAATTTCTGCTGAAACAATAGAACGGGTGGAAACGCTGCTGGCGGGAGTTCCGAAAGGTGCGGAACGTGCACTGTCAAATGCAATGAACCGAGGGCTTGCGAAAGTAAGGACCGGGGCGGCAAAAAAGGTAAGGGAAGTATATACCGTACAGAACAGTGCTATCAATGAAGCCACAAACACAAGAATACAGAAAGCCAGCACGGGGAACCTTGCTGGCTACATTCATTTTTCTGGATGCAAGATACCACTTTATAAATTTAAGGTGACACCGAAAGCACCGGGAATACGAAAACGTGTGCAGGCTACAGTAAAAAAAGGAGAGGGCGGTACTTTTGAAGATGCTTTTATTGCACAAATGGAAAGCGGGCATATCGGAGTATTTGAAAGAACGGGGACGTTCAACACGGATAATGCAAGGCTTAAAAAATATGGCAAACAAAACAAGCATACAGAGAGTATCGAACAAAAGATGGGGCTTGCAATGGCGCAAATGGTAGGAAATCTAAATGTAATGACAGAGCTGGAAAAAGAAGCACAGAAAACGGTTGATGAAAGAATTGTACACGAAATTGACCGTCTGCTGAATGGTTACGGAGGTTAGAGCATGACACCAGTGATTTTGTTGGATAATCTGGAAGAATTTGTGAAAGAGAAGACGAAAGACATAAAACTGCAGGTGAGGGTACGCAAGCCGGAGCAGGAGCAGGAAAAGGAACGGGCGGCAGAAGTATATAAAATGCGCCTGCCAAAGAAAGAGGACCAGATGGAAAAAGTGCCGTATATCCTGCTGCAATTCCTGACAGGAAAAGACGGGGAAGTGCAGGAGGGAAGCACCTGCCAGATACGCATTGTGGTTGCTACGTATGCGGAAAATGACAGCATGGGCGCATATGATGTGCTGAATGTGATTTTACGTATCAGGAGCGAACTGCAGAAAGTGGGAATTATAGGCGGGTACTTTGTTCTGGAAAAGCCGCTGGAATACCTTGTGTACCCGGACAGCACACAGCCCTATTTTTTGGGCGAAATGATAACAAACTGGTCAATACCAGCCATACGGAGCGAAATATTTGACGAAGGGGCATTGAAAATAACACAACAGGAGGTTAGCTGGCAATGGGAGTAAAAAGGGCTGCAGAAGCGGAAAAAGAGGAAAAGACAGTAAATAATACGGCTGGGCTGGAAAAAGCAGAAAACAGGGCAGATAATGAAGCCACAGGAGGGGGAGAAACAGCAATGGGTACACCGGAAGAAAAAGAGGAAATAGTGAAGCTGGCATATATTGGACCCACATTGCCCGCAGGGATGTTAAAATGCAACAGGATTTTCATAGGGACGAGAAAGGAAATCAGGAAAGAGCTTGAAGCAGTCCTGGAGAAGTACCCGCTTGTGGAGAAAATGCTTGTCCCGGCAAGCCAGATGGGGGAAAAGAAAGACAAGGCAAAGACCGCAGGGAATATCCTGCATAAATACTATGCAGACCTTGTTTCCGGAATTGCAGGGAATGCGGCAAAGGAGGGATAAAAGATGGCGGGTCAAATAACACATGGTATACAGACAGGGAAGCTGACAACCAGCGTTTCAACCCCGAATGTGGCGTCAAGCGGCATAATATTTGCAGTGGGGACAGCACCAGTGCAGATGATAGAGGGCGGAAAGATAAATGAAGTCGTGATGGCAAACAATTACGCAGAAGCCGTCCAGCAACTGGGGTATTCTGATGATTGGGAAAAATACAGCCTTTGCGAAGTGATTTACACGGCGTTCCAGCTTTACACGACTTCACCGATTTTCCTTGTGAACGTGCTGGACCCCAAAAAGCAGAAAGCACAGAAGACGCTGAAAGCGGAAGCTATGGAAAATCAGGTAAAATTGCCGCTGGAAGCCATTGCGGGAAGCGTAGAGGTGAACGGGATGGAAGCCGGAAAGGACTTTGAAGCATTCTATGATGATGATAACTGCATTGTGGAGTTCCTTTCCGACATAACAGGGGAAGTGGAGCTGACATATAACGAAGTAGACCCGGCACAGATTGACAAAGATGATATTATAGGCGGTTACAGTGTGACAACGCACAAGTCAACCGGGCTGGAACTGATTGACAGTGTTTTCCCGAGGTTTACGGAGATACCCGACTTAATTTTATGTCCGAATTGGTCACATGACAGTGAGGTTGCGGCGGTAATGTCTGCAAAAGCAGAAAACATTAACGGGCTTTTTGAAGCTGATGCAATTCTGGATATGGATACCACGGAATCGGGCGTGACATACTATTCAGACGCTATCGCCTGGAAGAAAAGCAAGAATTTTTCGAAACCGAATGAGCTTGTATGCTTCCCCAAGCTGGCACTGGGGGACAGGATGTTTAATTATTCAACGCAGCTTGCAGGGCTGATTGCGAAAGTAGATAATACGGAAGCATATGGGGGAGGTACGCCGTGCGAAAGCGCGTCAAACAAGACTTTGCAGGCGGACAGGATGGTACTGGCAGACGGGAAGGAAGTAGCGCTTGATTTGCAGCAGGCTAATTACCTGAATGACAACGGAATCATTACGGCGCTGAATTTCTACAACGGCTTTGTGAGCTGGGGGGACTGGACAGCATGTTTCCCGGGGAATACGGACCCGGTAGACTATTTTTACTGCATTTCAAGGATGTTTAAATGGGTGGCAAAGACAGCAGTACTTTCCTACTGGAATTATGTTGACCGAAAGCTGACACGCAGGCTGATTGACGCAGTACTGCAGGGAATGAATGACTGGCTGAACAGCCTGACGGCAGAAGAGCGGATACTGGGAGGGCGTGTAGAGTTCCGGGAAGAAGAGAACAGCCAGACGGCGTTGATGGCGGGACATGCAGCATTCCATATCTACCTTACGCCGCCAAGCCCGCTGTGCAAGCTGGAATATAAGCTTGAATATGATGTATCTTACTTATCAAGCCTTATGGCGACGTAAAGGAGGGATGAAAAATGCCAAGAGTAGACGAACTTGTAGTAAATTTCGCGGTATATGAAGATGCAATAGAGTATCTGGGGATGGCAGAAGTTGAACTGCCGGAAATATCAGCACTTACGGAGGAAATCAAAGGGGCGGGTATTGGCGGAAATACGACAGCGGTAGTGATAGGTCACTTTGAAGCAATGACGCTGAAACTGAATTTCCGGACAGTGACAGACGCAACAATCAGGCTGAACGAACCCAGGATACATATGATTGACTTAAGGGCGGCGCAGCAGAGCGAAGACACATCCACAAAAAAGATAGAAACTGACAAAATGAAGTATATCCTGCGGGTAAGACCTAAAAAGCTTGCCCCCGGAAAGGTGGGGGTAGCCACCCCGGCAGATGCTTCAGGAGAATATGCGGTGACATATTATGCAATCTATAAGAACGGTGTAAAGAAACTGGAAATAGACCAACTGAATTTTATTTATGAAGTGAATGGGGTTGATTACCTGGCTGATATAAGAGCCGCATTAGGTAAGTGATAAGTAATTAAAATAGGGTGGGGTGCCGGAACGGCACCCACAGCCTAAAGAACGAAATAAAAAGCAGCCGTAGAGGTTGCTTTTTTGATACAAAAAATAAGGAGGATATAAACGTGGAAAGAGTAGAAAATATCGAAATTACAGAGGAAATGAAGCAGCAGGAAGCTGAAATGCTGGGAGAGGAAACAGAGGGGCAGCAGGAGGAAGAAAACCAGCAGGAAGAAGCAAGGGAGCTGGCAGAAGCGCAGAGGACCGGCGTTGTAGATATGTCTGACAAAAAGGCAGGGAAAGAGAAGAAAAGCCCCAACTACACGCACATTTTCCAGAAGCCCGTAACGATTCTGGGGAAGCAGTACAAGACAATGACTTTTTACTTTGATAAACTGTGCGGTGAAGACATTGAAGCGGTAGAACAGGAAATGCAGGATTTAGGAAAGTACGCACTTTCCCCGGAAATTTCCAGCGTGTTCCAGTGTATGCTTGCGGCGAGGGCGGCAAAAGTGGGGTCTGATGAAATCAGACGCCTGCCTGTGGCAGACTATATGAAAATCAAGAACAAAGCAAGAGATTTTTTAACAGGTATGGGCTGCTAAAGCAGGAAAAGCCCGCAAACTTCATACGGAAACAGGTGTATAGAATGGCAAGAGCTTCCAATACACCCGTCTATTATTTTATGCAGCTTCCTATCAAAAACCTTTATGAGTGGATTAGAAGTGCTAACGAGGTAGAGGAAGAAGACAAAAAAGAGAGGGACCGCAGAAAATAGAGGGAGGTGAAAAGTTTTTGGCAGGGTCACAAAAGGAATTTGAACTGCTTTTCAAGCTGAAAGCGTCACTGGGCAGCAATTTCAACAGCACTTTCAAAGGTGCGATTGAAACGCAGAAAAAGTTACAGGACAGCTTGAAAAGCGTAAATTCCTTGCAGGGAAAAGTTGACGGTTACAACAAGGCTTCAAATGCAATCAGCCAGCAGAATGAAAAGCTGGCAAGACTGCAAACGGAACATCAAAAGACTGCGCAGAAGATACAGACGCACCAGCAGAACGCAGAAAAGCTGCGTGCAAAGATTGAGGAAACCGGGGACGCAACCGGGGAACTGACGGCGCAGCTTGCGAGGGAAGAAAACGAAGTCCAGAAGAATACCGAAAAGCTGAAAAGCAACGAAAGCCAGATACAACGGACCCGTGCCGGCATAGAACAGCAAACAGAACAGCTTGAAAGCGTGAGTGAGGAACTGCGGGAAGCAGGCGTAAACACTGACAATCTGGAAGAAGCAAACGGCAGGTTGCAGCGGTCATATGAACGTCTGCAAAATTCGCAGCAGACCATACAACGGCTGAATCAGGCACAACAAAATATAAACGAAAGCATTTCGCAAACGAAGACACAGCTTATCGGGACAGTGGGGGTCATGGCGGCAGCAGGAGCCGCAATCTATAACGGACCCGTTAAAAAGGCAGCAGAGTTTCAGGAACAAATGTCAACCGTGCAGGCTATTTCCGGAGAAGTAGAGAATAAAGCGTTGCCGGGAATAATTGAAGCGGCAAATGCAATGGGGCTGACTTTTAAAGAAGGTTCAAACGCAACAGAAACATCAATGAACATCCTGGCTGCAAAAGCAAAGGAAATGGGAGCCACGACAAAGTTTACAGCCAAAGAAGCCGGGGAAGCTATGGAGTACATGGCGATGGCTGGCTGGAAAACAAAGGATATGCTGGGCGGCATTGAAGGTATCATGAACCTTGCGGCGGCATCTGGGGAAGAACTGGCGGCAGTGTCCGACATTGTGACAGACGCAATGACGGCTTTCGGAATGGCGGCAGATGGTACGACAAACGGGGTGGCGAACGCCACGCACTTTGCGGACGTACTGGCGCAAGCGTCTTCCAATGCAAATACGAATGTCGGAATGATGGGCGAAACATTCAAATATGTTGCGCCCGTTGCGGGTTCGCTGGGGTACAGTCTGGAAGATACAGCCACTATGATAGGCGTTATGGCGAACAGCGGTATAAAGGCTTCCGACGCCGGAACCGCACTGCGGTCTATTATGACAAGGCTTGCAACGGACGCAGGAGCGAGCGGTAAAAGTTTAGGCGCATTAGGGATATTAACCGAAAAATTAGGCGTACAATTTTACGACGATGAAAGAAACGCAAGGGACCTTGCAGCAGTAATCAGTGAAACTAGAGAAGCATGGAAAGGATTGACACAAGAAGAACAAAATAATTACGCAAAAAAAATTGCAGGACAAACAGGTATATCTGGTTTTCTTGCGCTGATGAACGCAGAACAGGCGGACTTTGACAAGCTGACAGCGTCAATCAATAACGCTGACGGTGCGGCAAAGGCAATGGCTGACACAAAGCTGAATAACCTGAACGGGCAAATAACGCTTATGCAGTCCGCATGGGACGCATTGCAGGTGGAACTGGGCGAAATGCTTTTACCAGTGCTTACAGACCTGATAAAAAAGGCAACGGAAGTGCTGGGGGTAGTGACAACCTTTGTACAGAAAAACCCCGAAATGACAAAGACGGTTGCAAAAGTCGTGGCAGGGCTGATGGCGTTCCGTGTAGGTATGCTGTCATTGAAGCTGGCAGGGCTGACGGGTGCAGGCGGCATTGTGTCATTGCTTCAAAAACTTATGGGCCTGCGCATAGGCTTTCTTGAAAGCGCAGCGACAGGCACAAGTTTTGCGACAAAGCTGAAAGCGGCGGGGTCCGGCGTGCTGAAATACTTCAAGGGAGTAGGAAGCGCACTGGGCGGGCTGGGTTCCGCAATCGGGAACATTTTCAGCAGCAGTACAATATTTCAGAAAGTGGGCGGGCTATTCAGCGGCATAGCAGGGAAAATGTCTGCCGGGTTTGCCGGACTTGTCGGGAAGCTGGGCGGCGTTCTTACGGGGACGGGTTCAAAACTGCTTTCAATCCTGCTGAAACCGTTTGGAAACATAGGCAGTGCACTGGGAGGCATATTGTCAAAAGTCGGCGGTATCATCTTAAATTCACCGCTGGGGTCTATCCGAAAAGTGATTGCTTCCGGTTTTGGGAAGCTGGGGACGCTGATTGCGCCAATAGGGAACGTGCTGAAATCGGCATTTGGACCACTGGGCGGATTGCTGAAAACGGCACTGGGACCGTTGGGCGGCATTGCAGGAAAGTTCCTGCCGATAATCGGAATCATTACAACAATAATTGCAGTAGTACAGATACTGCGGAAAAACTTTGATAAAGTCCGGGAAGCCGTTGGGAACATCTTTGGAGAAAAGGGGCTTGAAATCTTTGACAAAATCGTTGCAGTAATAACGAATGTCGGGGAAACAATAAAGGGCATTTTTTCTGATGGCAACATAGGTGCGGCACGGGACAAAATCAATGAAATCTTTGGGGAAAAGGGCGTTGCGGTTTTTGATACGTTTGCGGGCGTTTTCAAAAAAATAGTAACGATAGCGGGACAGTTCGTGAACTTTGTGACAACGCACATTGCCCAGGTTGTAGAACAGGTACTAAACATACTGATAACAAGCGTTATTCCGGGAATCATTAGCGGTATACAGGCAACAGCCCCGGTGGTAATGCAGATTTTTCAGGCAATAGCGGACTTCATAGCAGGGATTGTCCCAGTAATCGGCAGCTTTATAGCTGGAATTATGCCGATTATCAGTGAAGTCATAACATTTATACAGACATATGTATTTCCGATAATAAGTGAGATTTTTAATTTTATTGTGTCATCTGTGCTTCCAATGATAGTACAGGAAATACAACAGTTAGGTGATTTAATTACAACGGTTCTTTCAGAGGTGCTTCCAATAGTGCAGGAAGTGTTTACTACGATATGGAAAATCATACAACCTATCATGCAAATGATACTGGAAGTAGTACAGGCAGTACTTCCAGCAGTACAAGAGATTTTTAATAGTGTATTTAATACGATAAAGGGCATAATTTCAGGTTTTCAGAAGGTATTGTCTGGGATCATACAATTTCTGACGGGGGTTTTTACCGGGGACTGGTCTGCAGCATGGGAAGGAATTAAGTCCATTTTCAGTGGAATATGGGAGGGAATTAAGTCCGTGGCAACAGGAGTAATAGACACGATTTCCTCTGCGATAAAAGGTATAATGGACGGAATTGGTAAAGTAAAGGAAACAATCGGTGGAACGGTTGGGAAAGTTGCAGGTGCGCTTCATATACCGGGATTTGCAAAAGGTTCAAAAGACACGCCTAATACATTTATCGCAGGTGAAAACGGACCAGAGCTGATAACAAATGCACCGGGCAGGATCGTATATACTGCACAGCAGACACAGGGCATACTGAAAGCGCAAAATCAGGCGAGAAACGCAGTGGCAGCAGTGCAGGCGGCGAGAGTGACCAATATAACAAACAACAATGCCACAGAGAATGTGCCGGGGGTGAGTGCGCCGGAGTTGAGAAGCACAACCGGGAAAAGAAGCGTAACAGTAACAATCAACAACAATCCGACAATCCATGTTGACGGCGATAAGCCGGGAGATTTGGAAGAAAAGTTGGAGGAAAACAACAGACGCTTGTTGCAGCAGGTGAAAGACCTGCTTGACAAACGAGATGATGACGAAAGGCGGTCTGTGTATGCGTAATACTTATACAACAATATCCGGGGATATGTGGGACAAAATAGCATATGAACAGATGGGAAGCGTCCTGCATACCGACAAGCTGATAAGGGCAAATGCAGAATACACCGCATTGTTCGTCTTGCCTGCCGGGATAGTTCTAACTATCCCGGAGATTGAAGACGAAGCAAACATGGAGCTGCCGCCGTGGAAAAGGGGGATTTTGTCATGAGTGATAAGAAGCTGGCAAGGCGTGTGCAGTTAAAGCTAAAATTCAATGGCGTGGACGTGCCGGAAAACATTAATATGCATTTGACGGGGGCAACCTATACGGACGAAGAAGAAGACAGCACGGACGATTTTCAGATAAGCTATGAAGACAGGGAAAACAAACTGCTGGGAAACTGGTTGGAAATAAAGCCGACTGCTACGAAGAATAAAAAGCAGGTGGAAAAGAAAGTTGAAGACGAAAAGACAGTAAATTATGTGGTCAAAAGGGGTGACACCCTTTGGGCGGTTGCTTCAAAGTATTTGGGAAGCGGGACAAAATATACACAGATAGCACAGGAAAACAATATAAAAAACCCGAATCTGATATATCCGGGGCAGGTATTTAAGATAACGACAGGCGGCGAAGCGTCAAGCACGGTAAAAGCTGTCTCTTATACACATCTCCGAGCCCACGAGACTCCTGAGCATCTCGTATGCCGTCTTCTGCTTGAAAA